CAACTTATGCAGTGCCAATGCCTCGACGTGCCTTTGAGCCGACGGCCGAGCAGCGCGACAATGTCGAGCTCATGATCGGTTTCGGCATCCCGCAAACCGACATTTGCCGCGTCATCAAAAACCCTGAGAGCGGCAAGCCGATCGACGAAAAGACCTTGCGCAAGCATTTCACGCAAGAGATCGCCACGGGTGCGACCAAACTGAAGGCGCTGGCCGGTCAGCGGATCGCCGCGACCATGCTCGGGCGTGCCGGCGGGATTAAAGACCCGCGGGCGGAAGCAACGCTGCTGATCTTCTTCGCCAAGACCCAGATGGGCTGGAGCGAGGTGAGCATCCACAAACACACCGGGCTCAAGGGCGGCGACCCAATCGAAATCAGACATGCAAGAGACGATCTCGAACGCAAGCTCGCTCGCCTCGCTCTCACCAGCACAGCAGAAAAAATTTCTCGGGAAACTGACTGAGCTGCAATGCGACCTGCTGGCGCGCGACTGGAAATATTGGGCGCGTCAAGAGCAGCTGCCGCCGCCGGGCGAGTGGCGCATTTGGCTGCTGCTGGCCGGCCGCGGCTTTGGCAAAACCCGCACCGGCGCTGAATACGTCCACGATCGGGTCAACCACCACGGCCACCGGCGCGTCGCGCTGGTCGCGGCAACCGCAGCTGATGCCCGGGACGTCATGGTGGAGGGCGAAAGCGGTCTGCTCGCCATCGGTCTCGAAGCCGAACGGCCGGTTTACGAGCCGTCAAAGCGGCGACTGACCTGGCCCAACGGCGCGATCGCCACGACCTACAGCGCCGACGAGCCGGAGCGCCTGCGTGGTCCACAGCACGACCTCGCCTGGTGCGACGAGATCGCCACCTGGCGCTACCCCGAGGCCTGGGACATGCTGATGTTCGGGCTTCGTCTCGGCACTGATCCACGCGTCGTCGTCACCACGACACCAAGGCCGGTTCGGATCATCCGCGAGCTGCTCGCCGACCCGACAACCGTCGTGGTCCGCGGTTCGACTTACGCGAACCGGCACAATCTAGCACCAGCCTTTCTGCAACAGATCATCCGCAAGTACGAGGGCACGCGATTGGGCCGGCAGGAACTCGACGCTGAAGTCCTTGAGGACGTGCCCGGCGCCTTGTGGAACCGCGCGCGGCTCGAGGAGCTGCGCTGGCCCGCCTATAGCAGCGTGCCGGAGCTCGTCCGCATCGTCGTGGCGATCGACCCGGCCGTGAGTAGTGGCGAGGATTCCGACGAGACCGGCATCATCGTCGCCGGCAAAGACGCCGAAGGGCACGGTTACGTGCTCGATGACAGCTCCGGCCACTACACGCCGACCGACTGGGCCAAAACCGCCATTGCTTTGTACCGCAAGCACAAGGCGGACCGCATCGTCGCCGAGGTAAACAACGGCGGCGACATGGTCGAAGCGACGCTGCGCATGGTCGACAAGAATATCTCGTTCAAGGCCGTGCACGCCTCGCGCGGCAAGGTGATCCGCGCCGAGCCAGTGGCCGCACTCTACGAGCAGGGCCGCATGCACCACGTCGGCACCTTCCCGACGCTCGAAGACCAGATGTGCGCCTTCACGACCGATCTTGACCGCGTCGCTGCGGGTCAATCGCCGGACCGTGTCGATGCGCTGGTGTGGGCCTTTAGCGATCTGCTCGTCGCGCCAATGCCCGGCGAGGGCATTTTTGAACTGTACCGACAACAGGCCAAACGCGAAGCGCAACCGCGCGAGCAGGCGCGGCCCAAGCCAGTGCCGCAGCCGGGATCGGTGGAGTGGTTCAACATGATCAACAACACCGAGACCTGACATGCCACGCGGTGGAACCCAGACCTCGCTTGTCGGCATGGTCAACACACTGATGGCGCCATTCCGCCGACAGACACCGGGCAAAGGCGCGCCGATCTACAGCTACGCCTGGAGCCAAGGCGGTGCTGCTGGTGGCCCCCGTCCCGCGACCAATGGCGACATCACACAGTTTGCGCCGGTCTTTCAGCCGTCGGGCGGCTTGTTTGCGCCGGGCTATCCACTGGTGCCGCCCGATTACGAGCGGACCAGAAGGTACAACTTTCCCGTCGGGTTAAATTATATCTACACCCCACGGTCGTTTGAGCCGATTGGCTTTGCCGAACTCAAGGCCTTAGCCAATGACGACATCACGCGGCTGTGCATCGAGACCCGCAAGGACCAGATCGAGAAGCTGGCATGGACCATCAAGCCGCGCGACGAGGAAGACGTAGCGCGCAACTCGGATAAGCGGATCAAGCAGCTCACCGAGTTCTGGGGTTTCCCGGACGGGATCACCCCATTTGCCAGCTGGTTGCGCGAATTGATCGACCAGGTGCTGGTCACCGATGCACCGGCGATCGAGCCGCGGCTCAACCGCGGTGGTGACATCATCGGCCTCGACATCATTGATGGCGCCACGATCAAGGTCTTGATCGACGACACCGGTCGGCGGCCGCGGCCGCCAGCGCCGGCATTTGAGCAGATCATCCACGGGCGGCCATGGGTGCTGCTCGAGGACGGGACCCGCACCAATACCGAGGAAGGCGAGGTCGTCAGCCAGTTTACCGATCAACAGCTGATCTACTTCCCGCGCAATCCGCGCGCCGACAGGCTCTACGGGTTCTCGCCGGTGGAGCAGATCGTGCTGACGATCAACACCAGCATCCGCCGCGGCGTGATGCAGCTGCAGCACTTCACCACTGGCAACATCCCCGCCGGCATGGTCAATGCGCCGGACGGCTGGACCGGTGAGCAGATCGCGCAGTTCCAGGATTGGTTTGATTCCAAACTCGCGGGCAATACCGCCGAGCGCACCAAACTGCTGTGGGGACCCGAGGGCGCCAAGTACCAGTCGATCAAGGAACCGCCGCTCAAAGACGATTTCGACGAGTGGCGCGCGCGGGTCATCTGCTTCGCCTTCTCGCTGCCACCCACCGCGTTCACCCGCCAGGTCAACCGGGCTACCGCCGAGACCGCGCAGGAAGCCGCGCTGGAAGAGGGGCTCGCACCCCTCATGGGCTGGGTCAAACGGCTTGTCGATCAGGTGATCCAGCGCCGCATGGGCCACCCGGACCTCGAGTTTGCGTGGTCCGACATTAAGCCGATCGACCCGACCGACCAGGCAACGATGCTGGTCAACCTCGCCGGCGCCGGCCTCTACACGATCAACGAGGCGCGCGACCAGCTCGGCATGGACCCGATTGAAGGCGGCGACGAGATCATGTTCAAGACCGCCACCGGTCCGGTGACGCTCGACAGCATCCTCAACCCGCCCGAGCCGATCATGCCGATGCTGCCGCCACCGGGCGGCGCACCGGGTCAAAACGACCGGGGTGCGCCAGGAAAACCGCCAAATTCGCGCCAGACCCAGCCCGGACAAAAATCGCCGCAAAAATCGCCGCAAAAATCGCCGCAAAAATCGCCGCCGTCGACAAACGGCAAAACGCCACCGGCGGGCGGCAAAAAGCAGCCGACGACCGCCAAACCGGAGCAGCCCGAGGGCGGCGCCGAAGCCGGCGGGAAGGGGAAACCCAAGGACGGGGTAGGCAAAGTCGCCGACGACCCTCTTCGCCAAGCGGCGGGAGAGCCGCCGCAACATAGCCTTGCTCGACCGGACCAAGACCCGATTGCAGCGGAGGCTCGAGCACTTCTTCGCCGAGCGGGCGCGGGACGTGGCCAAGCAATTGGCGCAGGAGATGCGGCTCGAGGGCTGGGAGAAGCTTTAGCCAGATCCGGCGCCACGATCAGCCAGGACGAGGCCGATTACACCGATGACGGCCCGGTCGAGGCTGAGCGCTGCCGGCATTGCACGATGTTCCGTGCGCCAGACAGCTGCACGCTGGTCGAGGGCGATATCCATCCCCACGGCCACTGCCGGTTCTTCGAGGCCGCTGCGGCAAAGGCCGGTGGCCACGTCGATCCCGACAACGCGCGGCGCCCAGCCGAGCTGCCCTTAGCCGACGCGATCACTGCCGCCGATGTTCTGCATACCTCGTGGACGACGATCCGCGCGCGCGGGCTGCACTACACCGAGCGCACCGTGCCGACCGCCGACCTGGTCGCGCTGCAGCGTGTCGTCGACGGTGACCGGGTCGACCACGACGCCGAGATCTATGCCGAGCACGGCCAGAGTGACGCGATGGTGCCGCTGGTCCTCGACGGTGCCGCGATCGAGCGCGCCGGGAAATTCTTTATCCTGAGCGGCCATCACCACGCCGAGGGCGCCATGGAAGCCGGCGCCAGCGAACTGCGGGTGCAGGTACTGCAGACGCACGACGACGACTAAGCCGAGGATTAAAGGAGCAGGACGGCGGCGAGGAGCGTGAGCGTGAGCGCTGCCGCATAGCACGCTACGGCTAGGCACAGTGGCGAGATCCCCACCGTGCGGCCCTGGCGCAGCCAGACCAAGACCTTACCCATGACCATGCGAGGCTCGCGATGCGCAAATTGGCCCGCAGTCTCGACCGCGCCGCCGGCGAGCTCAACATCTATCTGCTGATCGCCGCGATCGGCCTCGCCGTCATCGACCTTCTGGTGCTGCTCGCCAAGACCATGCCGCCGGTAACCGCGATTTACCCGCAATGACGAGACCACTGAGAGTCATCTCTGGTGACCAGTGGAAACTGCGCACGCCACCTCGGAGAATTTGAATGACCGACATCGTCATTGTCAACCGCTGCACGGTTCTTACCGATGCTCAGATCAAGGCCTGCCTCCCGGCCTTTCAGGCGCAGGTCCTTGAGGATTTTGCGCCGCACTGGCACTATACCGCGACGCTGCACTTCGCCGGCCTTAAAAACGCGGTGCCGAGCGGGATGTGGCCGCTCTACATCCTCGACACCACCGACGTGCCCGGCGCTGGCGGCTATCACGACGACAACACCGGCACGCCCGAGGGCAAGGTCTTTGCCGCGGACGCCATGCAATATGGCGAGGCCTGGACGATCGACTTGACGCACGAGCTTCTTGAGATGCTCGCCGATGCCGACGCCAACACGATCCTGCCGCTGCCGGCTCCTTACAGTCAGTATCACTGCCTGCAGGAAGTCTGCGACGCGGTCGAGGCCGACCGCAACGGCTATGCGAAACACCGCTGGCCGACGGTGCGGCTCACCGATTTCTGCTACCCGGCTTACTTCACCGGCGGGCCTGGCCCCTATGATGCAATGCGCCGCCTGAGAGCGCCGGCGCCGGCGTTGCTGTCTGGCGGCTACCTCGGGATCGAGTTGCCCGACGGCCAATGGACACAGATCACCAAGCGCGACGAGCTCGGCCGCGCGTCGCGCCGCTCGCACCGGATGCACAGCCGCCTTGGGCGACGGCTGGTGAAAGTATGACCGGTCGCCGCGCCATTGACACGCTCAAGGTCATGGAGCGGCGCGGCTCGATCACTGCCGGGATGCGCCGGGCCGGCGAAATCTTCCGCAACTATTTCCGCTTGGCGCAACTCGATCCGCTGCGCGCCAGCGATATGAACAGATTACCCTCCGGCGGCAGACCCGCTCCTTCCAGCCGCGGCGGCGGGATCGAGGCGGCGCGCGAC